AGCACATGGACATGGTCAACGATTTGATTCGAGATAAGTATGGTAGCCACCATTAAATGGACAGGTACCATCTTGTGTCTGGTAGGCATAGGTCTTACCAGTTACAACGTGTACCCGGCTAATGTGTTCTTAAGTCTGGTGGGCAGTGGACTCTGGACGATAGCAGGTATTTTGCAAAGGGATATGCCACTCATCCTAGTTGAAGCAGTGGCTGTGATTTTATATTTAAGTGGAGTAATTACATGGATGTTGAGATGAAGTTGGATGCATTGCCTGAAGGGTTTGAACCAGTAAAGAAGGAGAGACCCAAGCTAGTACGTAGACCAGTAGCACCTAAGAAGGAATACATTCCTCTTACCGATGACGAGATTGAATCCTGCCGTAGGGGACAGGACATCTTTGAATTTGCAAGGGACATTGAAACAATTATCAAGGAGAAAAACAAACTATGAACGTACCATATAACAATGGCAAGGTTAAGATCGGTTCGTCTTACGATTTAAATCCACTCAAGCCCAAGTACATAGAGCAAGACTCAGACATGCTTGAAATCCAAAGCTATCTGATTTACGATCCCAGAGTTTTAAATAAGCACTACTGGACTACTCGTATTTATTTATGTGTTGTCGTATTTGTTTTAACAATTATGTTGTTGGCTAACTAACGGAGGATTGGAATATGAAATACAAGATTGAAATTGATGATGAAGCAGTGGATAGTTTGGTAGTTAAGAATTTACAAGAGGCATACGAGGAGTGTGTAGATACACTACTAGATACTGCGAAGCAAGTGTTTGACCCACTGGAAGATGTTATCCGTAGGCAAGCAGCAATAGCTGAGGTACTGGCATACTACATGGCACCACGAGAGTTCGGTGATTACATTCGTATATGGAATAACAAAGTTATGGAGGCTGCATTTAATCATGACAAAGAGGATAAAGATAGTTGATGCAATTGATGAGTACTACAAGTCCTTAGACTATCGTTGTCTTTCAGTATCGGCACAGCGTGACTATCGGTACTGCCTCAATACCCTGCTTGCTACAGTTGTGCGTGGCAAGTTAGTATCCCGCATGTCCATGCAAGCATTCGATGTACCCCGTGCCCAGTTTGCCTACAATAAATGGGCAGAAAGGGGTATCCCATTTGCCAATCATACCCATGCTGTGACCAGTAAGCTGTACAACTTTGCAATTCAGCTTGGTTACATCGAGTCAAATCCGTTCAGCAAGGTATCTAAACGGTCCCATAGGGCACGCAAAGTGGTGTGGACTAAGCAGGATATTAGGAGGTTCCTTACGACAGCCTATGGCTCGTTTAAATGGCGTTCTGTGGGGCTGATTGTGCAGATGGCATACGAGTGGTGCCAAAGGCTAGGGGATATGGCTAACCTAAAGTGGGAAGACTACGATGCGGAAAATAGAATCCTATATCTGGAACAGTCCAAGCGTAGGGCTAGGGTGGAGTTACCTACCACCGATGAGTTACATGAGATGCTCATGCAGCAGAAGGCAGACGTAGACTTTCAGCCGTACATTGCACCTAGATGTAGGCAGAATAGTATTGTGGCTAAACCCTATGACAAGATCACTCTGTCCCTAATTGCCCGTGAGATCATGGACAAAGCTGGACTACCCAAGGAGTTGCAGATTATGGACATGCGTAGGACAGGCACAGTGGAAATGATCGATGCTGGTGTACCAATGCCACAGATCATGTCGATCACTGGTCATGCTAACCCACAGTCTGTAAAACCCTACATGAAAAATACCTTGACAAGTGCACGGCAAGCTGCTAAGCTCCGCTTTAACACGGCAGGTGATACATATACACATAACCTAGAAAGGGAAGTACATGAGTAACTATTACAATATCAGCTGTTCCTTAGACACCATTCAATACAAGCTAGAGAATGTAGCCAACACACTAGAGATTATTGCTGAGCATGTTAGTGAAGACCCAAACAGCGGTGCAATCTGGTGTATGCGAGATGTAGTTTCTAGTCTGGCATCCGAGTTAGAAGTAGTATCCAGTAATCTCTTAGACTATCATTACGATGAACAAGAAAAACAAATCGAAATGGAAAAGAAAATAAAGAAATCGAAAAAGAAATGAGCATAGATGTAAGAAGATTCGTACAAGACCTAGACCTATCCCTAGGTCAGCTGTACCGTGGTAACTGCCCAGTCTGTAAGCGATACAAAACATTCACAGCGATCAATGACAATGGCAAGTTAATGTGGAACTGCTATGCCAACAGTTGCAATGTGGCAGGTATCACACGCACACAGCTGTCTGCATCTGAGATCTACAAGATGATGCGGGACGAGACGTACCACAAAGATCTGCCCATACAATTTGATTTACCTGACTGGGTGATTGTCGATTACGGTAAGCCCTATCTCAGCACATTGTGTGACAGGTATGGAATAGATCCACACTGGCTAGACTTACGGTACGACATTCGTGAGGACAGAGTTGTGTTCCCCATCCGGCATGAAGGCAAGCTTGTAGATGCAGCTGGTCGTGCTGGTCACCCAGAGGTGCAGCCTAAGTGGAGGCGGTACGGTGAGGCACGGGTGCCGTACATTGTCGGTGATACATCCGTGGCTGTGGTTGTAGAGGACTGTATCAGTGCTGCAGTTGTAGACACAATAGGTGGCACAGGCTTTGCCCTTTTAGGTACATCACTCTTGGATGAACATAAAGATATGCTTTACAAGTATGCCACTGTTGTGGTAGCATTAGATCCTGACGCAATGAGTAAGACCCTGTTGTTTACTCGTGAGTTACGGGCAGGTGGCATAAATGCTAAAGCCCTGAACTTACAAGATGACATCAAGTATCGAACTCCGGAAGACATAGATAAACTGAAGCAAATTATAGGAGAGTAAATGGAACTCACGCTTATTAGAAGTCTCATGAACAAGGACTTCTACGATGAGACAAGAGGAAATAGATGCCCTGAAAAACTATTCACAAAAGATATACGTAAGATCAAGTCCATCATTGACAGTGCGATGGAGCAGTACAAAAGAGATTTAACTGTCGATGAAGTCCAAGCATTATTCTTTGCAGCAAACCCCACACTAACTACAGCACAGAAACATTCATACGAATTGCAGTTCAATAAGATTCGTAATGAGGATGTCATGGGTGCTGACGTAGCTACCGAAGTACTGAGCAATATGTTCAGGCAGGTTGTCGGTGAGGAGGTTGCTAACCTTGGATTCTCATACGTCAATGGCGATGAGACTACGATGGAACCCTTACGCAATATCTTGAATAATTATCAAGACGATTTCACACCATCGATTCGCATCGAGTATGTAGACAATAGCATTGACAATCTACTGGCTACATCTGCATCCAACACCAAGTGGAGATTTAATATCCAGTCACTGTTCCAGTCGGTCAATGGACTAGACAATGGCATGCTGTTTGTGATTGGTGCCCGGAGTAACGTAGGTAAGTCAAGCTTCCACAGTACGCTGTGTGCTGCACCACACGGGTGGGCGAGTCAGGGTGCAAAGATTCTAATCCTGTGTAATGAGGAGAAACCTGAGCGTGTAGCGTCACGTTACATGACTGCTGCTACGGGCATGACGATGGCACAGATTGTGTCAGACAAGAACACAGCACACAGGATCTATGACCCAATCAAAGATAACCTGAAGTTTGTGGATGCCACTGGCAAGACAATGAAGTGGGCAGAGTCAGTGATCAAGAAGCACAAGCCTGACATTGTGGTGATGGACATCGGCAGTAAGTTTGCTGAGGATGGTGCTGCATCAAACAACCACGAGACACTCAAGGCTAATGCTATATACGCACGCAATATAGGCAAGCTATACGGATGCCTAGTTGTGTATTGCACACAGTTGTCGGCTGAGGCTGAAGGCAAGATCGTGTTATCACAGGCTATGATTGAAGGCAGTAAGACTGGACTTGCAGGTGAATCAGATCTAATGATTCTGATTGCACGTAACCCACCAATGAATGATCAGACTGAGGATGATGGTATGCGGTACCTCAACATTGTGAAGAACAAGATCAGTGGTGTGCACAGGATTGTGAACTGCGAGTTCGATTATCAGACAGGAGTTTATTCATCATGATTGATGACAACATTACATTCTTTACACCACCAGAACCAGTAGGTTGGTGGATATTGCCGGGAGGTACAGTAGGCTATACCATTAAGTTTTCTTGCCACAAAAAACCAAACTGGCTAGTACGGACTTCAATGAAATATGTATTTGGCTGGACTTACGAAAGTGCAACATGATCCTAACACTAGACGTAGAGAACACAGTATCAAATCGGGATGGGAAGAAACACCTAGACCCCTTTGAAACTGGTAACACATTAGTGATGGTGGGATGTAAGCCTTTGGATATGCCTTGCCAGATCTACACCTTTGACCACTCGGAAGTGCAAGAGGATACCAAGGCTAACCATGCTGCAGTACAAGGATTACTGGACAAGGCTACACTTTTAATCGGTCACAATATCAGCCATGATTTAGTGTGGTTGTGGGAGTCTGGGTTTAAGTATGATGGGCTAGTGTTTGACACAATGCTTGCTGACTATGTATTACAGCGAGGCATCAAGGTGCCATTGGAC